ACACTGCCTCAATTCCTTCATCCAAAACTCTACGAATCTTACAATCGTAGCCTGTTATTTTAGATAGTATTCTGTCATCTGTTGTCTTCTCGCCATTAGCGGCTAAAGATAGGTCAACTCCGCCTTTAACAAAGGTTATAGTCTTATATGACTCGTATGTACTAGCAGACGTACCTACAACTGCTGGTAACGTACCACAACCTGTTAATAGTAATAATAGTAATATGCTAATTCTTATCATCTAAATTCACAATCTGATTAAGTTTTAATTTTATCTCATCTGGACTCATGTCAAGGTCTTTGGAAATTCTTTGATACTTTCTTAATCTCTTGTTCCTCTTTTGTAATCTGTCTAATCTTTGTTGTAAATTTTCTTTTTTAGCTGTTTGTGTTAATTGACGTTTCATACGCCATTGTCTTAATGATATATTAGCCGCTATCAATAACAATACTGCTAATGGGTCAAATACAAATATTAAAACCAGTATTACACCTCTAACTGCCTTGTCAAAATTATCTTTTGCGTTCTCACCGTATATCAACTCTGCAATATACTTAATAGGACCTACTTCGGCCTCTATCTTATCTTGTTCTAGTGAAAGTGTTGCTTTCTTATTTGTTAACTCTGCTATCTTATCACTCGCATTGTTAATCGCCTCATTTAAAGCATTTCTTTCTTCCTCTTGTTTCTTACGTTCTTTTAAACCTCTTGTGACGTATTCTTTATCTATATAAACTTCTAAACCTTTGTCTAATAAATCTAATGTCTTTTGTGACCTATCAATAATCTTTTGTTCTTGAGCAATTTGATTATCTATTAATTCTATTTTTATATTATTACCACTTACAGGTTTAACTTGGTCAAGGTGTGCTTTTGATAAGAAACCAAAGATACCCATTGACGTGATAAAAATTAAAATTATAATGGCCGTAAACAGATATGTTTTTAACAATTTAGGTATATCTGAGCGCCAATTATGGTACAGCCAACTGGCGGCTACCAACTTACCAACTTCTAATGCACTACCCATAGCAATAATCGGCGTCACTGCACCGGCAAATAGTGTTGCAAGACCTATAATAGAATAACCAGCGGCTATTACAGATATAGATATCGCACTTAAAAATGTTAGTATGATTAAAAACATATTAATGTTTGTAAGACTCTCTTATTTTTTTGATAATTGATTTTACTTTCCAGAAATAGTCTTTATCACTGGCATATGCTTCAAGTGTTTCTACCAACTCTAAACTATCAACTCCTTCAGCCAGTTTTTCTCTATACTTCTCATATGCACTATGATTGCTTAATGTGTTGATATAATGTAGAACACTATCACACTCGTGTTGGAATACTTTAACTCCCCATTTCTTTGGGTTGTTTGATGGCAACATGTGAGGCTCTTGTAAATCGTATGTTCTAATACCAAAAAGGTTTTTACCAACTCTGGCAAATCTACTATTTCCCCAGCCCGACTCTAGAGCCGCCTGTGCCAACAATAAATCTTTGTCTACTTTGTTAATCGTTTTCTCATAAAAATAGATATATTCAATACATTGATTAACGTTGTTTATAAATTGTTGATTGTTTGTATGTTCAAAATCAGGTCTCGTAGGCACTTTAGCCTGTGCCTCCATTTTATAATAATGTACTGTTCCAATACAGAATATTATCACAACCATGAACATAATAGTTCGGATTATAGTTTTTATTTTTGTCATAATTTCCTCGCAACGTAATCATAACCACTCCACTCTTTTCCTTCTTCGTCTTTAAATGACGGTAATTTAACTTGATGTAGAGATAGGCCTTCTTTCATTTTGGCCACTTTTGCAAATATAGTAGCCGCTTGTTTATCTGTATAATTATCGTAAACGTCTTTTGCCCAATTACCAGTGTAATATACTCTTGATGTTCCTGGTAAGTTTGATGGCTTATGTAGTTCTTGTAATTGTATCAACGCCTCACCTATTCTGCCTTTAAGGTAAGGGTCAAGTTCTTTCACTTTTCGTCTCATTGTTTGACTCATTATAAATCCAATCCTATTCTATTTAATTTTGTTCGGTAACTATAAAATAAGGCGTTATGGTTACCAGTATCGCCTTGGTTGGCCATCTGATATAGATGTACCATTTCATGTGCTAACGTGTTAGCAAATTCTTGTTTGTCTTCGTAAAACGGTAGCATGTGTAATTCATACTCTCTAGTTCCACGTCTTTCCCAATCGTAAGTTATTACCTGACCCATTGTACCATTTTTCATCTGTTTAAGATAAACTTTATTAAATGGTGACAACTTGTTATCAAATACTAGTTCATTTATCATAGCAAAATATTTCTTTATATCAATATATCTAGTTTTATATTTCCAACGTGATGATTTTTTAGTAAGATCAGCCTTTAATAACTTCTTGGTTCTTGTATATTTTTTTGATGTCTTTAACAACTCTAGTTTCTCCTATGTTTAAGTTTATCATTATATACAATCTTTATCAACTGCTTTAGTGTCTTTTAATAGTTCACATTTATATTTAAGGTCAGCCTCTAATCTTAATTCTGTCATAATAGAATCAAGAACATATGGTAAATGTTTTTCTAATACAGATAACACTTCCAAAGCGTAAAGGTGTCCAAGTCTTGAAAGTTCTCCTTCCATAATAGACTTGTGGTCAATGTCGCTATTCTTTATTGTCTCTGATATAACATGGCCTATAACTGCCGTATTATAATCGTCTGCTTTAACTGAATTGGCAAAAGCACTTAAGCCTAACCATAATACAGTTAAAATTACTATCAACTTTTTCATAATATATACCTTTCTTCTCTTTAATATATTTAGGATATACCATTCGTGTATTAAAGTCAAGCGAAAAATAAATATAAAAGTGTTGATTTATAAGGGTTTTTTAAGGGTACGGTCTGTCGCACCCTTAAAAATGTGAGGTTTTAAGACAATAATTCTTTAAGAATCGACTTATTTGTCTGTTGCATAAAATCATCGTTCCAGTTAAAAGCTTCTTTAGCTACACTGGCCGTTAATCCTTTATACATGTTGTTTAATTTTTTGTCTTTTATACCAATAAGAACATCTGCGTCCTTTTCGTGTAAAGATTCTAATAGACCTAAAAACATTTTCTCTTTTGCGAGCCTGTTAATAGTCGTATCACCGCCTTTTACAAAACGCCATAGTTTTTTACTTGCATAAAAAAGACTTGTATGCTCTGTTCCTGCTGGAGCTTCATTACGTATAAAAGGTGGTGTTCCTTCTGGTAAATCAAACTCTATTTTAGGATCAAAGCCTGCCTTAATCAACTGTCTCATTGCTTGAGTATCATGTTTTTTAAGGATTGAAATCTTTTCAGATTTAATCTTAGCATTGTTTATCAGTGTAAAGATTTCGTGTACTGTAGGTTCCGTAGAGCCCATAGTTCTTGACGCTGACATCATTGCTGGATTCATTTTTGGTTGTTCAGCCATAATTTATTTCTCCATATATATGTTAAAAGTCATTAACTTGTTCAATCAATGTCTTCATCTTATTTTTCATAAAGTAAGGTAACAGGAGCGACCTGTCTTTTACTTTATAATTCGTAAAACTATTTATAATTCGGTTTTCTATGTGTTCTGGTATCTCTGCCAGGTCTATTAACTTCTTATTCCGTAAATAGTTCTTCTTAATATCGGCGTCTATTGTCATATTGGTTTCAATATTACCAAATTCAGCCATTCTTTTCTTGTTAATAGGTCTTTGTCTTACACCTTTTTCTAAAAATATATCATCTTTACTCAACACATTTGGTACACCATCTGACCGGTCACCTTTTATAATTTGTTCGTGTAGAAAGGCAATAGGGTCATCCTGTTCGCCAATGAAACCTTTTAAAATAGGACTAAACTGGTAAACATTACCATAATGGTGTAATTGTATAAAGTCCTTGTCACCAGATATGATAAGATAGATCATATCCTCTTGTTTCTTAATTAGTGTTGCGATTATATCATCTGCCTCGGCATTATCTACATGCATAACTTTATAAGGAAAGTTATCAACTAATTCTTTCTTAATGGTAGCCATGATATCAAAGATATTATCCCAATCGGTATCTGAATCAACTCTACCTTTACGTCTACCGTGTTTATAATGTGGAAATATCTCTCTACGCCAAGGGTCAGCGGCGTCTGAGCATAGTACCATGTCACCATACTCGTCTTTAAATTTTAGATTAAAACCTCGTAAACTATTCAATACCATTTGACGTACCATATCCAAATTAGGCTTAACGTCAGCCTTATTTCTGGTCTGCACCATCAAGTTTGAAATTAATACTTGGTTTAAATCTACTAAAATCACAATGTACCTTGAAAATAGTTTAATGCTACTGCAAGTACAGCTATAAATCCACCAACTGCAACTACTCCAAGAAACATACGTCTTATTATTAATTTAAATTCTTTGCTAGGTCTCATAGATAATCACTCCAATGTTTTTCTTTAATTAATTTACCTTTTTCTTTTGCTCTTAATCTTCTCTTTAATACTTTTATTCTGTACTTGATACCATCAATGGTTGTGTACATCCAACCACAATCAGATGGTTCAATTTGTTTCCTAAACCATTTAGTAGTATCTTCTAACGTCTTAATCTGATTTTTTAATTGTGCTTTGCTGGCCATAAATCTCCGTTATTTAGTAGTAGTGGCGATTGCTCGCCACCACCAAAACTAATTATTAGTTTTTATATGCAAAAGGTGTTCCATATAATTTCTGTATACCAGCAGCTATGATAGCTTTAGTTGGTGTACCTACTCTGTATGAAGTACCTTTATTTGTTTTGTTGATATAGATCATATTACCTTGCGATCTTAATTTATCAACCATCGCTCTAGGCGATTTAAGGTCATATACATTTCTTAAA